TCACAGCACGCCTCCCTCGTGTCCGCCATCCTTGGTGGCATAGCGCAGCACGGCGTCCTGGCCGGGGATCTGCGGGAAGCCCCTGAAGTTGGCGATGTTCGCGAACTTGGCCCCGCAGGTCTCCATGCGCTTGTCGCAGCCTGCGCGGATGGTGAAGCCGTCACCCTCGGCGATCCCGCGCACCGGCGCCTCGAGCAGCGTCAGGACCGCGACGCCATCCGTGACGTCGTGGCCCAGCACTTCCGCGCGACGCCCTGCATTCGCGCCGCTGGTCCATTCGATGGTCCCGAAGGTGAACCAGCCGGTCTCGAACCCGCCGAGGCCCGAGGCGGTGAAGGCCCGGTCGCGCAAGAGATCGATGATGGCGCCCGTGCCCTTGTAGGCCGGATCCTCGAGATCGACGCTGCAGCGCCCATCGCCGAGCGCGGCGTCGCAGGTCGCCTGGAAGGTCCGCCCGACCGTCTGGCCGAGGACATGGGCGAGCGAGCGCACCTCGGCCACGAAGGCCAGCCGCCCGCGCCGGATCTGACCAATGGCGCCGCGCCGCATGAGCACGCGCTGGCTCGTATCGGCCCAGTTCACCCGCCAGACTTCGACCTCCGCGTTGTCCCAGCGGCCGTCGAGGATGTCGGTCTCGGTGATCCGGTCCGAAGTCAGCACGCCCTCGGCGTCCTGCGCATCGACGGACAGGTCCGAACCCGCGCGAACCTCGGAGGCTGTCAGCCCGCTCTCGGGCTCGAAGTCGGTGCCATCGAAGCTCAGCGGCCGGTCATGGTCGGTGAAGCCGAAGGTGACGCCATCGGCGCGGGCGATCCGCCAACACCAGGCCAGCGTCGTCGTGCCCTCGTCGAGATGGACCTGAAGAGCGGGATCGAGGGTCTTCATCGGCAGGTTCCCGTCATTCGGTCGTCGAGATCGGCGATCCAGCTCGCCCAGTCCGGCGGCACTGCGGCGACAGTGTTGGGATTCGGCCGGGCGAGTCGCGCCTCGGCATAGGAGGCGCAGCCCGCATCACCACCGCCCATCGTTGCGGCACAGCCGGTCAGCGGGATCGCCAGCGCCGCGGCCGTCACGAACCGCGTCGCGCCCGCGCTCGACGCGCTTGTTCTTGTCTTCCATCGCATCGCGTTCCGCCTCCCGTTTGCCTGTGTGCTTTCCTTCCGCGCGTCCCCAGACCCGTCCGAGGACGACGCACCCGACCGCGCCCAGAGCCGCGATCAGCCAGATCAGGAACTCAGCCATCGTCCCGCTCCCCGCGTGCGGCGGCGACGCAGAGGGCTGCGACGAAGACACCGAGGCCGCCGCCCACGAACACACCTGCGAGGAACTCAAGCATCGCCGCGGAACCCGCGCTCGATCCGGTCGCGCAGGCCGATGAGGCCCAAGCCGAGGAACATCAGCCCCGCAGGCGAGGCATCGCCGCTGCCGGCGAGCAGTGCGACAAGGCGGGAGAGTTCCCCGAGCGGCCCGGTGGCGGGCAGCGCGATAGAGGCGATGCCAGTGAGCATGGCGAGCAATCCTGCCCACCAGGTCATGGAATTGGGTCGGACGTATCGCATGGGATCAGGCCCTCCTGATCAGGGTGGAGAAGAAGGCGGCCAGCCGGGCGAGCCAGCCAGTCGGCGGGTTGGGTACAGGGTCGAGGACCGGAGGCGTCGGCGACGGCCCGCGAGCCAAGGCCAGAGCCTCATCCTCGGTCAGGCGACGGATCGGCCGCGAGAAGTCCACCCGGCCAGTGCGGTCCACGGACCAGACCGGGATCGTGCCACCGGGATAGCGGCCATGGCGGAACAGGTCTCGCTCGGCCTCCCGGCGGGGAATGATGGAGGCCGGTCGCCGCCAGTTCAGAAACGCGTCGGCGGCTGTAACGCGATTGCCGGCATTGAGGTGCCGGGTCAGCGCGGCCTTCGCGATGCCGCCGGTGTTGTAGTGAAAGCTGACCAGCGCATCGAACTCGTGCGGCGTCAGCGGCACCTTCACGGCGCGCAGGACGGCGGCCTCGTAGCGCGCGAGGTCGGCCGGGAAGACCCGGAACGCCTCGCGGATCCCGGCGTCTAGATCGGCGGGCATGCCTCGCGGCATGCTGGCCGGATCGGGCGGCCCGGCCGCGGCCGTGTGGCCGATGCCGAAGGTCCAGACCTGTTTCACATCGAGATAGGGCCCGGGCACGATTCCTTCGTGCCGGACGAGGGCCAGCAGGCCCCGGTCGGTCATGTGCATGAGATTACCGGAGAAGCGAGAGGATCAGGATCAGTGCCGCGACGGCAAGGCCAATGCGCAGGCGATGGGCGAAAGCCTGCCGTGGAGCGGAAGGCTCGCAGCGGAGGGAGCGCGCGAGGCGAATGAGCTCATTCATCGCCGCGGCCTTCGTTGGCGCGGCGGAGGCGGGCGAGCAGCATCTCGATGAAGGCCGGTCCGAAGACCCCGACGAGATAGGCCGCCGAACCCGCCGCTCCGCCTGCGGGGATCGCCTCGGGCGGCAGACTGAGCCAGGCGGTGATCACGGCCATGGAGAGGCTGCCCATCCCGGCGGCGATCAGCCCGCCGAGCAGGATGTGCCGCAGCGCGTCGCGCAGGCGCATCTTCGTGGTCAGCGCATTCGTCGCGCCCCCGAGCGCGCCCCAGGCGGCGAGGATCACCGCAGTGGACGTGGCGAGTTCCTTCAAGACTGCAGCAATAAAGCGGGTTTCGTCGTTCATCGGCGCAGTTCCAGAAGCGGGATGGAGGTGATCGAGCCGAGCCGCTCGAGGTCGAGCGTCACGTCGAGCACGTCGGTGTCGAAGCGGACCGGCACGTCGAACTGGAAGCCCGCGGTGATCGCGACGCCAGCGCCCGGCGCGGTGCTGAAGGTGACGACGCCGGTGGCGGTGTCGACGGACCAGCCGGAGGGCTGCTCGACCCCGCCAAGCGCGATGCGCACGGTTCCGGTCACTGGTTTAGCGATGGCGCGCGTCCACGACTGGGCGCCCGAGGCGTACCGCTTCACTAGCTGGAAGGCGGTTGTCGCGCCGTCGCCGGTGCCGACGGCTTGGTCGGTCGGCGATGGCGTGCCCGAAGGCAAGCAGGACTTGTGGTCGCCCCAGTCCTTGTAGCGGAAGCCGTGGAGCCGCCCGTTGCGCGCCTCGAAGAAAGCGACCACGGCGGCCAGATCGTCGGCGCGGCGAATGCCGTAGGCGACATCGTAGCGGCGGCGCGAGTTGGCCCAGCTCGCGTTGCGTTCCTCGTCGCCCGAGGCAAGCTCGACGATCTGCGTGCGCCGTTCCGGCCCGCCCCGCGCACCCCGGCTGATGTTGTCGGGGAACCGGACCTCGTGAAACGCCATCACATGCCTCTCCGCCCGAGCGACACCGCGCGGGCGATGTCGGCGTTCGGCCGGCGGAACGTCCACTGGAAGTTCCGCTCTTCGGCCTCACCCTGCGTCCGCGAATGCCGGAAGCTCTGATCCTCGAGCCATTTCTTGATGATCAGGCATGGCATCGTCACATCCCCCTGCGCCCGAGCGAGACCGCACGGGCGATGTCCGCGGCCACCTGTGTCCTTGATTGGCGGAAGCTCTCGGCGTCGCGCGCCATGATGGTGACGTTGACCCCGCCGCTCGCGCCGTAGCTCTGCGCCTCACGCCGCGACAGCACGCGCTCGCCCCGCTGCAGGATCGCGGGCACCTCGTCATGGCGAAGTCCGGCCATGCCGCCGCCATGCATCCGGGGCGCGGTGGCGAAGGCCATGGCCGGAACCATGCGCGAGGGCCCGGCCGATCCGACCATCCCGCCCGCATGCAGGACGTTGGCGAAGATCCCGCCCGCACCGGAGAACACGCCGGAGAGCGCATTGGCGATCGGCCCGAGGATGAACCGCCGCGCCGCGAGCTGGGCGAGGTCGGCCAAGAGCGAGGTGACGAGGTCGCGGAAGTTAAGCTTGCCGGTCTTCACGAACTGGCCCACCGCGTTCTCGGCCGACTGGAAGGCGCCGACGAGGCTCTGGCCGATGTCGCCGCCGATGTCGCGAGCCTTGCTGGAGTAGTCAGACAGAGCGGCGGTGACTGCCTGCCAGCCGGTAACGGCCGTCTCGACGTTGGGCTCGGCCGCAGCAGCCGCAGCACCCGCAGCGGAACCGGCATCGGTCGCAGCCTGTCCGGCGCCATCGAGCGCGGTCTCGAACCGTTCCGCCGCGGTGGTGGCCTCGGCCAGAGCATCTGCCCCGTCCTCGTCGGTGCCACGCACCGCGTTGCGCAGCGCCTGCCAGCTTGCGAGTGGCGCGCGAGCACCCTCCGCCAGATCCCGGGCAGCGCCGCGATAGAGGTTTGCAGATTCGAGCGCCCTGTTCGCCGCCTCGGTCAGACCGAGATCGGGCGCGGTCAGCGGGTTGTCTTCGAACGCCCGGTCGAAGGCTGCCTGCGCCGCTGTCGTGGCAGCGCTGGCCGCCCCTTCGAAGCGGTTCTCGATCTCGCCGAGGTCGAGGTCGGGCACCAGCGAGATGCGCCGCTCCGACCCGAGCGCCTCCAGCCCGTGGTTGATGCCACCGATGAAGCCGTTGATGCGCGACACCACACCGTTCAGCATCGCCTCGACTCCGTCGACCAGGCTGTTCGCCGCCTGGAACGCCAGATCGCCGATGGCGGCGGGCAGCATACCCCAGATCGCCTTGATCGCCTCGTAGGCGCCTTCGAAGGTGTTCGCCGCGGTGTTGCCGAATCCGACGATACTCTCGATGGCGCTCTGCATGCCCGACGCGGCGTCCGCCTTCAGGTCGAAGAACATCGCCGTGGCGGCAGCGCCCGCCGCAGCGGCGCCCATCCTGATCCGCTCCCAGACCTCGACCGCGAGGTCCTTCAGAAGCGACATCGCCTCGCCGAACCCACCCGCGCCGGAGACGAGGCGGGTGAACTGGTAGACGAGCTCCCCCGCGCCGACGATCAGCGCCCCGATGCCGGTGCGGATCAGCGCGCCGCGCAGGACGACCAACGCAGTGGCGAGGCCACGGACCGAGAGAGCCGCGGCGGCCATCCCCGCCACCCAGCGGCCCGCGAGGAACGCCGCGAAGGTGGCGGCATAGGTGGTCAGGCGGCCGATGTTGTCGAAGAGGCCGCGGATCGCGATGCCGAGCGGGCCCGTGCGGCTGGCCACCGCCGCCATGGCGTTGGCGACGGCTTCCAGCGCAGGGGCTGCAGCGACCGCCAGCTGGTTCGACAGCCCGCGCCAGATCAGCCCGAGCCGGGAAATCGCATCGTTGGTTCGCTCGATCTGGTCTGCGTCCTGCTCCGAGACGACAACGCCGAAGGCAAGCACGTCCTCCGTCGCCTGGCGCAGCGTCGCGGTGTCGATGCGGCTCATGGCGATGGAGCCTTCCTCGCCGAAAAGCTGGCCTGCGACAGCCGCGCGTTCGGCAGCGGGCACGAAGCTCTCGATGGCCGCGTTGATCGCAGCCACACGCTGGTCCAGCGGCAAGGCGATCAGGTCAGTGGCGGACAGCCCCAGCCGGTCCAGCGCATCGGCGGCGGGGCCGGTCCCGGCCGCCGCCTGGCTGAGACGGCGCGTCAGATCCTTGGTCGCCTGCTCGATGCCGGACATCGACACGCCCGCCAGCTCGCCCGCGCGCTCCAGCGTCTGGATCGAGGCGACCGTGGTGCCGAGGGACTGCGCGAGTTTCGCCTGCGCATCGACCGTCTGGAGGCCGGAGCGGATCATCGCCACGCCAGCGGCGGCTGCGGCGGCCACCGCAGCGGCTGCCGCGACCCGGACCCGGCGCGAGAAGGCCGCGAGCCGGGCGTTTGCCGCCTCCATCTCCCGGCTCAGTCGTCCGAAGCCGCGGGCCCCCGCTTCGCCCACGCCTTCGAGCTCGGCGCGCACCTGCCGTCCGCCCACGGCCGCAAGGCGGACGCTAACCCGTTTTTCCGCCATGGGACTGATCCATCTGTTCGTTGAGTTTGGCGACCATCACCGCTTCGATGACGGGCAGCAGTTCGGCCATGGCGAGCGGCGGCACACCGAGGGCGTCACCGAGCGCCAGCGCCGCCGACATGTCCCAGCCGATCACCGCACCCGGCAGCACGCGGAGCTGGCCGCCGAGGCGACCGACCAGGTCCCAGACCTGCCAGCCCTCCAGCGCTTCCGGGCGGTTCAGCCGCGCCGGGCAGTCCGGGCAGGCTTGCGCACAGGCTTGGCAGTAGCGCTCGCCCCCGCCGAAGGACCAGTCGGCGAGAGCGCGGAGGCGTTTTTTTCCTGCTCCAGAAGCAGGCCCTTCGAGACATAGGTCAGCTGAAACGCCTCGAAGATCGGCCAGATGTCGAGGAGCGCATCGATGGCCTCAGGGCTCGGGTCGATGGCGTTGCCGTCCGCGTCGCCCACGCCGTCCCAGGCGATCACCGACCGCCGCGCCAGCGCCTTGGCGAAGGCGACCGCGCGCTCTTCGTCCGAAGCATCCTCGGGCGTAGCTTCCACGGACGCATCGCTGCGCGTCGCCACCATCAGCGCGGTGGTCAGCGGGCGGAGCTGCACGCGGACGCCGGGTGCGAGGTCGTGCCAGCGCGGCGCATTGGTCAAGTCGAGCGTGAGCATCAGTAGTATCCGTTTTGATCAAGGGGCAATTTCGGCCCATTTCCGGTCGTCCCGGATCAGGGCGTTGGCGAGGACGATGAGCTTGCGCATCACCGCCGTGATGGCGACCTTCCAAGGCTTTCCGCCCTCGTAGAGCGTGAGGTAGATTTTCCGGAGCGGCGCGTTGTATCGGGTCGCGATGACGGCCGGCATGAACAGTAAGGTGCGCAGCCCGCTGCGGCCGCCGAAGATGCGGGCCTTGCCCTTCCAGCTTCCCGACTGCCGGGTGATCGGCGCGAGACCTGCCAGGCTCGCAGCCTCTTTCGGGGTCATCGTGCCGAGCTCGGGCATGTCCACGATCATGGCGGTGGCCGCCACCGGTCCGATGCCGCGGATGGACATCAGGATCTCGTAGCGCCGGGCCAGTTCGGGGTCGGCCTTGATGAGGCGAACCAACTCGGCATCGATCTGGGCGATCTGCCTGTCGATCTGACGTTCCCGTGCCTTGAGCTGTCTGACGACCATCTTGTTACGCGCCGTGTCCAGTCGGTTCCTGCAGGCGGTGCGATCCTTGATCAGAGCCACGCGCGCGACATGCAGCTCCTTGATTTCATGCATGCTCTTGCTGCGGACGGGCGTCGGTTCGAGCGCCAGCGTCGATCCCATACGCGCGAGCATCTTGGCATCGACGCGGTCGGTCTTGGCGATGTTCCCGGTCGCCTGCGCGTAGCGACGCGCGCGCGAGGGATTGACCTTGACCGGCCCGTGTCCCGCCTTCGACAGCGCTGCCTCGAGGTCGCGATGGAACCGTCCCGTCGCCTCGTAGATGACGTGGACCGGATCGGCCCCGAGCCATTTGCAGAGCGCCTTGAGCCCGTCCGTGTCGTTCGAAAACCGCATGTGCCTGCGGTCGGAAAGGCGCCAGACTTCGAGTGTGGCTTTGGAAATGTCCACGCCGATGGTATCGTTCATTGCTTTTCGTCTCCTGGCCTTGTCATGCGGGGCAACGGGCAGACCGTTCCCCAGGTATCCGTTCAGGACATGCGAAAAGCGGGGGGTGACCAAACTACTGACCGGCCCTGATGAGACCACCTCCATAACGGCCCGGCCCCCCGCTGCTTCCCGGCATGTTTGGGGTGCCGGGAAGCAGCTCCCGTATCGCACAGGAACCGGGGTCCGGATTAAGACAACGTCTCCACGTCGTTCACGAGGGTTGCAGTGCACATCCGGCCGACGACGCCGTCGCGGGCGGCCTGCCAGTCGAAGGTCGCCTGCACGCCCTGCGGTCCGGAAATCTCGATGCGCGGGCGCGGCAGGTAGACGGCGTGCACGGTGAAGGTGAAGCTCTCGCTCGAGGGCAGGACGTAGGAGAATTCCATCTCGCAGGCCTCGCCGTTGATGGCCTGCGTCACCAGCGTCTGGTCGGCAAAGCGGACCTCGATCCGGCCGGTCAGCGCCGCGATGGACGGGTCCGCGCCGTCGATACGGCCGTCCGAGCGGATGGTCTCGATCCGGTCGAGGTTGTTGGCATAGGTGATCTCGGCCGAGACCACGTTGCCGAGGGCCGAGCCGTTGCGGGTGATCGCCCCGTTGAAATGGCCGAAGCGCTTGAGCTCCAGCGCGGCGGGCGTCCCGGCGCTGGTCGTCGTGCCCACCGTCTCGCCCTGTGCCACCAGCCGCGCCGTGGCGGTCAGGAGCCCCGAGCGCTGCATCTGCCATGTGATCTGGTCGAGCACGCAACCGGAATACATCGCGTATCGCGGCACCTCCGGCATGCCGGTCTCGATCGACATCGAGGGCAGCGTCCAGGACCCTGACTGGAACTCGTGGGTGTACGGGGCATCCACACCCGTGGTCGTGGGCGCGCCGAAGGCTGCTTTCAGCCAGAATCCGAAGGCCTCGGCGTCGAGCGGCACCACGACATCGCCATCGGCCGTCACCGCGTCCTTGATCGGCGCCAGCGGATCGCGGCCGTAGCCCAGCAGCTCGGAGTTCAGCAGCGGTTGCTCCGCACCCAGTGAGGTGCTGGCGAAAGGCATGCGGGTGAAGCCGCTGGCGGGCGGCGTTCCGTAGGTCGTCTCGAACGCAAGCGCCATCAGCGCCCGCGCCCCCTGGGCTCGTGCCATGTTCGTCTCCTGTGGTCGGTTGGGGTCAGGCCAACTGGTCGGCCGTGGAATAGTGCAGCACCACCGGGATCACGGCGGCCTTCAGGCTGGCCGCGCCCTCGACCGGCAGGTCTACGGGGCGCGGGGCTTCCGCCTCGACCCAGTCGCAGAGCCCGCCAAGCGTGCGGTCGGCGGCGAGCGCCGCGCCAATGCTGGCGGTCAGCCTGTCGAAGTCGGCGTCCCGATCGGCGCCCTGCACGACTGCTTCGATCTCGGCGCGGTGCTGGTAGTGGTAGCGCAGAGGCGAGAGCGTCACCTCCGGCTCGCCCGGTTCGCCGTCCCGCAGGATCAGGAGCCCGGCGGCGGGCACGCGCTCGGACAGAACCTCGCCGCGCAGGGTTGTGGCAGGCACCGTCAAAAGACGTGCGTGCAGCGCCGCCAGCGTGGCCTCGCGTGTACTGGGCATGATGTCACCGAAGAAAATCCGAATGGCACAGCACCGGGCGTCGTCGCCCGGTCTTGATCGTAGGCCAACGACGGCGGACGTCCGCCGTCGATCAGACCGTGCCCGTTCCTTTGAAATTCTCGCACGAGTCAACGCCCCGAGCGGTCCCGGCCAGGAGGTCGTCGGCCAGCCTCATCAGATCGTCCAAGCGCGGATCGCTCAACCGATACCGGACGAACCGACCGTCCGGTTCTCCGACAACCAGCCCGCATTCGCTCAGGCACCGCAGGTGGTTTGAGGCGTTCGACTGCGACAGGCCGGTGGCGCCAACGATCTCCCCAACCGAAAGCGGGCCGTCACGCAGAGCGGCCAAAATCGACATGCGCGAGAAGTCAGCCAAGCCGCGGAAAAGCTTCGCCCGCAACTCGACGACTTGAGCATCAGCCTGCTGAAGGATTCCGGTCTCGCTCGACATATCAGTCTGCAATGATATATAGCCTCGTCTGTCCACGGAAGATCGTAATGAGCGAAACGGCCACAATGAGCAACGCTGAGCACGCGCGCTACAGAGTCACCGGCATGGACTGCCCGTCATGCGCCGCGAAGATCGAGAAGGCGGTGCGGTCGGCCGGGGTCGAGGACGTGAAGGTCTCGACTGCCACGCAGATCATGACGGTGCATGTATCCGACCTGAGTTTGCAGCTGCCCGAAGTGGAGCGTGCGGTGTCGGGCATCGGCTACCGACTGGATCGGCTGGGCGGACCCGAAGCTGATCACGAGGGAGACATCGACGATCTTCCGAAGGACTTGAGCCATATCACCCCGGCCTACCGGCGTGCGCTGTGGATCGTGATCGTGCTGAACGTGGGCTACGGCCTCATCGAGATGGTTGGCGGCTTCATTTCCGGATCGCAGGCCCTGAAAGCCGATGCGCTCGATTTCCTCGGCGATGGCCTGATCACCTTCCTTGGGGTTCTGGCGATCGGCTGGAGCCTGGTCTGGCGAGCCCGTTCCGCTCTGATCCAAGGCTTGTTTCTCGGGGCGCTCGGTCTCGGGGTCCTCGCCAACACGGCCTACCGCGTACTGGTTCAGCAGCAGCCTGAAGCTGAACTGATGGGCCTGTTCGCCGTGATCGCGCTCGTGGTCAACGTGGTTGCCGTTCTGCCGTTGCTGCCCCACCGGGCCGGAGATGCCAACGTTCGGGCCGTCTGGCTGTTCTCGCGCAACGACGCCATCGGCAATGCAGCGGTCGTCGTGGCAGCGGGTCTGGTCGCCTGGACTAACACGGCATGGCCCGACCTCGTTGTAGCGGCAGTGATCGCCGGGCTGTTTCTGCAATCCTCGTGGTCGATCATCCGCGACGCGCGGGCCGATTTGCGGGTGGCCACGTGAGGCCACGCCGGTCACCGGGCTTCGGGCGCCGGATCGTGCAGGCGGCATCAGGACCAGAATACGATCTCTCGGCCGCCGAGATAGACGGGGCCTGTCAGGGCTCCAGATCCTTTTTCCGGCGCGTCCGACTATAGTTTCGCCTCCACCCAATTCGCCACGATCAGTCCCGGCACCGCGTCGTGCGCCCGCTCGGCATCCCTCGCCAGATCAAGCCGCTTCGGCAACTTGACCTGCGGTACCAGCAGGAAGATCGGCGCGGTGACCTTTCCGCGCCCGGTCTTCGAGCGCGACACCACCGCTTGGCCCTTCGTGTTCAACCGGCCCTCCGCCACCAGCAGGCTCGGTCCGGTGCGACGATAGACGAAGCGCAGGCGCAGGCCACGGCGGCGCTCCCATTCGCCGGGCGTGATCCGGCCGCCGCGTAGGGACTTGCCTGCGGCAGGCAGCGGGATCGCCAGCCAGAACCCGTTCTTCGAGCGGATCAGCGGACCGGTGTCATGGGCACCGACGATCACCGGCGCCTTGGACCAGACCAGCGCCGCGGCGTCGAGGCTCTCGCCCGACCTCGGGAAGGTCTGGCTCCGGATCGAGTTGGCGAGCCGGGTGCCAAGGCCCGCGCCGGTGATCTGCAACCGCCACGCGGTCTTCAGCCCGGTCCCGGCCTCGCGCATGGCGGCCGTGACAGCGCGCTCCCCGGCCGTGATCTCCGCCTGCATCATCGCGACGATGTCGGGATCGATGTCGAGATTCAGCTTCATGCAGGTATCAGATACACAGTCCAGGCTAGCCGCTCGCGGTCGCGGACGGGCTCGCCCTGGACCAGGAAGGCGTCGCCGTCGATCTCGAGCCTGTCGCCCGGGCGCGGGTTCGCCACCTCTGCGACCAGCAGATCGATGCGGGTCGTCTCGGACCAGAGCCGGGCATCGCCGAACTCGGTGACGGCGTCAGCACGCCGGGCGACGACGCGCACCAGTACGGGCGCGCCGCCGTCAGCGATGTAGACGGCATCCCTTCCGATGTTCGGATCGGCGAAGAGGGCATTGAGGGCGACCGCGAAGGCGGACATCAGGTCCGCCGCGCGCTGCGCAGCACCTGCGGGCGGGTGCAGATCGGCAGCGGATTGCTCTCGATCTCCAGCCGCACCCACTCGTCGCGATCACGATCGGGGATGGTACGTGCGTAGAGCGGCTGGCCGAGGGTGTTGACCGTCTCGAAGGTGTCGGCGGGCGCGTAATAGATCTCGAACAGCCCCTCGATGCCTTCCGGATAGAAGTACGCCTTGTCGGTCGGCACGCCGAAGCCGACGCCGCCCCTGTAGCGGCGGAAGGTGATGCCGCCGAAGCTGACCTCGTCGGCGACCCGGCCCCGCAGGTCGGCCGCCGCGGCGGTGTTGAGATAGGTCTCGCGCACCTCCTTGTGGGCCACGAGATCGGCGAAGAAGGCCGAGCCGCATTCGGCCCGGACCTGCACCGCACCGGCGGAGAGCCCGCCCATCGACTCTTCCACGCTCTCGATCAGCGCCTGGCAGCGCTTGCGCAGCGCCCCCGAGGCCGGGCTTGCGTTGTCGAGGTCAAAGTCGATCTCGGCCGCCGGAGAGATGCCGAACTCGGTGAAGTAGTTCACCACCGTGGCGTGGTCCTTCGGGTCCTTCACCAGCCCCTGGATGCCGTTCAGGAGGTGATACTCGAAGGTCGTCTCCGCGTCCTGGCGGAGCTTGCGCAGCCTGTACGCCACCTCGGTCTGGACCTGCTGGGTGGCGCTCTCCGAGCCGAAGTCGCGGACGGACTGGATCTCGGAGGCCCAGAGCACGTCCTGCTTCTTGAACTGGCGGCAGACGAAGGCGCGCATCTCGCGCCGGTCCGGGACCTGCTGCTCGTAGGCCGACCCGCGCTCCGAGAACGGGATCAGCGACAATGTGCCGTCTCGGCTCTCGATGACGACGGTGCGGGAGCGCACGCCGCGCGGGCTGAAGAGGTTCGATCCTGAGAGCAGCGCGGGCTTGTAGGGGATGTTCTCGAGCGCGCGGGTGAGCTCGACGATGGTGAAGGCATCGCCTTCGAAGATGTCCATGGTGGCCATTTGGATGCCTCCTGTCGGGATTGGGTCAGCGGACGAGGATGCCCGCGGCGAGGAGCGCCGCGTGTGCGGCCGCGATCTCCCCCTCGCTGGGCGTGCCCGCGAAGACGAGGTCGTGGCGGTTGACGATGGCGGGACCGCGGACGACGGCGACGGCCAGCGCATCGCCACCGGACGCATCCGCCTTGCCCCAGAGCACGGCGACGGCGGTCTCGGTGCCGTCGACGGCCGCGGGGTCGTGGGCGGCATACTTGCCCGAGGCGGTGATCTTGCCGAGCACCGTGCCGGGTTGATGCGTGCCCGCCGCGACGGTGATCGTCTCGCGGGTGTAGTCGCGGAAGGCTTCCCAGACGAGGAAGCCGCCGGGGTGGGTGCCTTCGACCAGCGTGGTCATGGTGTCATCCTTTCAGCTTGAAGGTGCGGGCGACGATCTCGCCCCAGGGGCGCGCGGCCGAGGAGCGGCCGGGCTGCGGGTGATGGGGTGCGATCTCGGGCTCGGCCTCGGCCCTGGCGGCGAGGAGCACGGTGCGCACCTCATCGAGGCTCGCGTCCTCTTCGAGGAAACGGCCGGCCATCTGCGCCTGGCCGGCAAGGCGGCAGAGATCGATGACGGCCCGGGCGTGGCCAATGGCCTCGGCCCGGATCACGGCAGGATCCGGCGGCGCGCCGCTGGGCGGTGGCGTCTCGGCCGGAGGCTGAGCGGTGTCGGCGGCGGCGGCCTGCTCGTTTTCGACATCAGAAAGCTGATCGCCTTCGGCGGCCTCGTCGGTGTCCTCGTCCGCTTCGATCTCGACGCAGTCGCTTTCGTCATCGAGCTCCAGCTCGGTTTCGATAGCGTCGACCAGGATAGGCGGCGCATTGCGGAAGCGCCCAATGTCGAAGTTCGCGGCGATGCGGACGGGCTCGATCAGCCGGTCGGCGAAGCCCTGCGCCACGGCGTCCGACGCGTCGAACCATGTCTCGGCGGCCATGAGCGCGGAGACCTCTTCCGGCGTCCGGCCGGATTTCGCGGCATAGCCGGAGACGAGGCTGCCCTTCACCTTGTCGAGCGCCTCGGCCATGGCGCGCATGTCCTCGGCCGTGCCCATGACGAGGCCGGCGGGGTCGTGGATCATCAGGAAGGCGTTCTCCGGCATGACGATCTCGTCGCCCGCCATCGCGATGTAGGAGGCAGCCGAGGCGGCGATGCCGTCGATCCAGACCGTGACCGGGCCCGCGTGCCGTTTCAGCGCGTTGTGGATAGCGACTGCGTCGAAGACCGACCCGCCGGGGCTGTTGAGCCGCAGATCGACGGGCGTGCCCTCAGGCAACGCGCCCAGTTCGGCCAGAAAACCCTTCGCCGAGACCCCGTAGGCGCCGATCTCGTCATAGATCGCCACTTCCGCACCGGTCCCCCGGGCGCGGATCGCATACCAGTTTGCCATGTCGTCACTCCTGTTCGGTGGCCGGATCGGTCGCGTCGGCGCCGCCATCCGTGTTGTTGCCGGCGCCGTCGCCGGGCTCGGCCCGGGTCGCCGGCGTCGCGCGGGCGCCCTGCGTCCCGCCGGGGCTGGTGCGGTAGCGCAGGCCGAGACCCGTCGCGCGCGCGGCGTCGGCGGCGTTCTCGCGGTCGACTTCCTCGACGTCGTAGCCGGTGGCCTCGACCACCTTGCGCCGCGAGGTGATGCCGGCCTCCATCGCCAGCACCTGCGCCTGGATGTCCTTCAACGGATCGACCCAGTCCCAGCGCGGCGGAATCCACTGCACCGGTCGCACCTCTGCCGGATCGGCGTCGAGCGCGCCCGAGAGCACCGCCGTCTCCAACCAGCGTTGCCAGACTGCACGGCAGAGCTGGTGCACGATGACGCCGTGCTGCAGCTGGCCGATGCGGCGGCGGAACTCGACGAGTTCGGCGCGCAGGGACGAGTAGTTCGCCTGCCGCACATCCCCGGTGACGAGGTGATACGGCAGCCCCAGCGAGGCTGAGACCGCCAGCAGCGTGCGGTACTGGAACGCCTCGTAGCCGCCGCCGACATCCGCCGGCGACGAGAACTTCACATCCTCGCCCGGCAGCAGCACCTGCATCGTGCCGGGCTCGAGGCTCGCAATGGCGGCGCCGTCGAGATCCGCCTCGGCCTCGCCCATCATGGGCTCTTCGGGCGCGGTCTTGGTGATGAAGCCCGCGAACATCGCCGCGGTCTTCTTCCGGTCGAGTTCGGCGTCGTCGTACTGATCGAGCAGGAACAGCCGCACCATCGCGGGTGCGATATGCGGCAGTCCCCGGATCTGGCCCGCGTCGATGGGCCGGTAGATGTGCAGCACGTCGGCCGCCGGCACGCGCACCGTCTCCGGAATGTCCGCCCCCTGGTCGGTGCTGTCGCCCGGATGGCGGCGGCGGAAGTGGTAGGCCACGCGCCGGCCGATCCCGTCGAACTCGATCCCGCATCGGATGCGGTTGCCGTTTCCCGCCGTCTCCGTCTTCTCGAAGGGCAGCATCTCCGACTGTAGAAGCTGCAGCTGCACCGGGACCAGCAGCCCATCCTCTGCGCGACGGGGACGCAGCCGGACGAAGCATTCGCCCGCGACGAACATCTCGCGCGCGACCATGGCCTGCAGGCCGTAGAAGTCGGTCAACGCGTCCGCATCGGCCTCGTCGGTCCAGGCGAGCCAGAGCCGCTGCACCCTGTCGCGGAGATCCGCGTCCCCGATCAACGAGGACGGCTTGATCCCGTCGCCGACGAGGTTCGCGGCGAAGGCCTCGCAGGCGTTGGTGGCATAGCCGTTCGTGACCACCAACTCGCGAGACCGAGCCAGCAGCCGCGGGCCGCCCGAGGCGACCAGCGCGTTGATGTTCTCGAGCGGCGGGTTCCAGCCGCGCAGCCGCCGCTTCGCCATGGCGCCTTCGAGACGGGCGCGCACGGCAGCGGGACCGCCGGGGGCGCGGCGGCGGAAACGGTCGAAGAGGCCCATGGCTCAGAGCCCCTTTGCTGTCGTCACGCGCAGCTGCCGGACAATCCGACGCCCCTCGGCCGCGGCGATCTCGCGATCCAGCGCCTCGATGGCCCGGTCGATCTCGGCCACGCTCCGATAGTCCACGGTCTTGCCGTCATAGCTCACCCGAGCCACCCCCGAGGACCGCTGCGCGGTCAGCGCGTCGCGGCGGGCGCGGAGCTCTGCGGCCGTGGCCATGGATCACCTCATGTAGCTCGAGCGCACCGTGCGCCGGCGCGGCGTCTTTCGTGTCGGGCCGGACGGCACCGTTGCCGCACCGTCCGTTGGCCCGTCCTGCTTCGCCACACCGAGCTGGGCCTCCAGATCGGCCCACCGCGCCTCCGGCCAGCGATCCGCCCCGAGGATCCACGCGGCCGCGCGGGCATAGACCCGGGTGTCCAGCGCCTCGTTGCGCTCGCGGAGCTTCTGCCATTCGAGCCGCGTGAAGCCACGCTTGCCCTTCACCGTCACCAGCTGCTCGGCGGTCAGCTGCTTGAGCCATTCGCCGTCCGCCCAGTCCGGCAGGTGGATCGTGCCGGGCGGGCACAGAGCGCCCACCGCCTGTTCCTCCCTCGTCGGCCGGTCCTGCCGCAGGAAGCGATAGGTCTCGGCCTTGAAGGTCGAGGTGGCCACGGTCCAGAGCCGGGCCCCGCGCCGGAGCCGCTTGCCGGCGACGGTGGCATCGACATAGGTCGGCCCGGTCACCGGGCTCGTCCGGGTGAACCCCTCGACACCCTTCACCGGCGCAACCTGCGCGAACCCGACCTGGCGCGACCAGGCATAGACCGCGCTGGTCTCGTAGCCCGTGTCGATCGCGAGCCGGGCGAGCGACAGCAGCTGCCCCGAGGCGTGCGTCCAAGTCCGTCCGAGCAGATCCGTCAGCTGCTGCCAGCAGGCCGGATCACCGGGGCCGCCCTCGAGCACAAGGTGATCGACGAGCCAGCTTTCCAGCCCGCGGCCCCAGGCCCAGACGTCGACCTCGATCCGGTCCTTCTGGACGTCGGCGCCCGCGGTCAGGAACAAGCCGCGCTCAGGGACCGTGCCCGGGGACCACGCTTCGCGCCGGTCGGCCAGCCGCTGCCAGTCGGGCGCCTCGCCGGTCTCCATCCAGGTCTCGCCGAGGATGGTGTTCCGGAACGCCCGCATCGCCTCGTCGCTGCCCCGTGCCGCCTCGTGCGCCCGCGCGATCCGCTGCCAGCTGAGCCACCCGACCGGCGAATAGAGCGCCGACAGGTGATAGCCGACGGTCGTCGGATCGGCGGTCGTCACCGTCGCGCGCCACTCGCCGCGCTCGAGCATCCGCGTCTTGTGGTGCTCGGCGATGGGCCGCTCGCAGCCCTCGCAGAGATACTCGGCCGTCTCCGGCCGCCCCTTTTCCCAGCGCAGCCGCTCGAACTTCAGCCACTGCATCGCGTCGCAATGCGGGCACGGCACGAAGTAGCGCCGCTGGTCGGACGCCTCGAACTCCCGCTCGATGCGCGACAGCCCCCGGATCGTCGGGGTCGAGACAAGGAACACCTTGCGCCTGTGGGCGAAGGTCAGCGAGCGCGCTTCGGCCAGCGTCACCGGATCGCCTTCCTCGTCGGCCGAGGCCGGATAGGCATCGACCTCGTCGAGGAAGATGTAACGCGCCGGGGTGGACCGCAGCCCCACCGCCGAGTTCGCCCCGGTCATGATCAGGATGCCGCCCGCGAACTCCTTCGAAAGCATCGTGTTGCCCGCGTCGCGGGACCGGGCCGGTTTGACCCGCTCCCGCAGCTCGGGGCTCTCGTCGATCAGCGGGTCGATGCGCTGGCGCGAGTTCCGCTTGGCCAGTTCCACCGTCGGCTGGACCGCCAGCATCGGTCCCGGCGCCTGATGGATCACGAAGCCGATCCAGTTGTTGCCGGCCTCGGTCGCGCCGACCTGCGCGGCCTTCATGAACACGATCCGCTGGGTCGGATCGCCCGGCGACAGCCGGTCCATGATCTCGCGCATGTAAGGCGTGCGCGCAGTCCGGTACTGCCCCGGCTCGGCCGAGGCCCGCGAGGCGAGTTTCCGGTGGCGGTCGGCCCAGCTCGAGACCGTCAGATCCGGGTCGGGGCGCAGGCCCCGCGACCATGCGCGGATCAGCGCGGCGGCGCCGTCGAACCCGACAAGATCGTCATCCAAGCCCGGGTCGGATCTCGGCGAGGCTGTCGAGCTGAGCGCGGACATGGGCCTCCAGAACCTTCTGCATCAGCGCCGCCTCCACCTCGCATGTGTCCCCAAGCGCCACGGTGAGCTCCGAGGCCATCAGGGCAGCCACCCGCGCCGGCCAGGTCACCCAGGCGTCGCGTTCGTCGCGCGCGAGCCGGAACATCAGCGTCTCCGCCCGCGCACGGTCGACCAGTTCCCCCTTCAGCTTCTGGAGCCGGATACGCCGCTCCTGCGCCTTCAGCACCTCGTTCGCGGTCTTGGCCTGCAGGAACGTCGTACCGCCACCGACGGCCGGGGTGGACAGCCCCTGTTCTCTTAGCGTGTCGCCCACGGCGGCGACGGCGGCCTCGGGCACGGGTTTGAGCTTCGGCGCGGGCGGCTTGCGGGTCTTCGACGGGTCCGTCGTCTCGGCCCTGAGCCTGTCGGATGCCGCCGCGTCGATGCTGCCATCTTCATGCAGCACGAGCCGGCCGGCGGTCTTCGCCTTCTGGATCGCGCCCCGCGATAGCCCGACATGCGCGGCGTACTGGCGCTCGCTCATGCCCTGCATCGACGGCTCCGATTATCATTCAAGATCATGCGCTTATCGAGTTGATAAGTCTCGCGGACAGAGCGAACTTCGATCCCACAAGGACGATGCAACTCACCCGGAGCCACCACGATGACAACCCGCCTGAACCCGATCACCACCCCGCGCTTTGAGGTCCGCGCCGAGAAGGCGCGCAGAAACAAGGAGGCGGCATTGGCCGCCTTCATCGGCAAGAAAGCCGAGATCGACGCGATGCTCGCGCGCCTGCAGGCGCTCAGCGACGACCATTTCAACTGCGCCCCCGACGAGGCGGGCTGGGCCATGGTCGGCACCCTCGAACACTACGCCAGCCTCCTGAAGCGCATTACCGACAGCGCCTTCGGCGAAGGCGAACACGCCCGCTGATCTCCGGCGCGGCCGGAACTCCTGCCGCGCGCCCTGCGCGGCTCGGGGTCGTAGAAGGCGCCGCATGACGCGGGCCCGAATACGGAGACGACCCCATGACCAAGCTTTCCGACACCCAAGCCATAATCCTAGGCGCCGCCGCACAGCGCGAGGACCGCATCGCCTTGCCGCTGCCCGACAGCCTGCGCGGCGGCGCCGCCACCAAGGTGGTCGGCGCGATGCTCTCCAAGGGCTTCCTCGAAGAGGTCGACGCCGACCTGCGCAAGGGCGAACCCATGTGGCGCGAGACCGGCGACGGACACGGCGTCACGCTGGTCGCCACCAACGCAGGTCTCGCCGCCATCGGCATCGAGCCCGAGGACGCGAACCCCGCGCCTGCGGGTGCGACGGTCGCGCCAATCGAGGAGCCCGCGCCGGACACCCCCATCGAACCGAAGGCCGCGCCCAAGACGCGCACGCCGCGCGAGGGCACCAAGCAGGCCACCCTGATCGCCATGCTGCGCGCGCCAGAAGGAGCCACCCTCGACGAGATCGTAGCCGCTACTGGGTGGTTGCCGCATACCGCGAGGGGTGCAATGTCCGGCGCACTGAAAAAGAAGCTGGGCCTGACCATTACCTCCGACAAAGTCGACGGAAGGGGGCGCGTCTACGCCATCCGTGACTGACGCTCCGCACCGAAACGGACAGTTGCCGCCGCCCAACGCCGGGCGGCGGTTCTTCATTCTACATTCCGCATCCGGATCGCCTCGAACACGCGACGCAGCAGGTAGCCGCGCGCCAGCGAGACGCCGACAAAGGCGAGGCCGATGGTCAGATGTTCGGTGAGCCCCGTCTCGATCCCGAACCACGGGAACACGATGATCTGCGTGGCGACGGCCAAAACGTAGCCAACGACAACGTTTGCCGCCGCCTCGGCCATCGACATGATGCGGCTCTGCTTCATCGCAGGCTCTCCAGAAACGCCGTCACGAATTCCGCTGCGAGCGGCGGCACGATCGCATTGCCGTAGCCCCGCAGCAGGCCCATGCGGCCGGGTATCCCATCAGCCAGCGGGAATGTTCCGGGCTCAACGGGCCTCCATCGGTCATCCCGGCAGAGGAGCCAGTCCGGATCTCGCCAGACGCCGTCCGTCGCATTGGCCCCGGCAGGGTCGGCGCCATCGACCAGTCCACCAGCTTCACCGTCCTGCGGCTCGCATCGGTGTTGCCGGCCGCATTGTATCGCTTCGTGGCGGGCGAGCCCGCCATCGCCGTCGGCCAACCCGCCAGCCAGACCTGTCGGCCGAGCAGCGCATTGATCGGCACCGACCGGCATTCCGATCCGTCCTTGTGATCCCTCGCCGAGGCCGTCGCCCAACCCGCGAGTGACTGCGTCCAAGGCGACGGCGCCGAAGAACAGGCGCTGGCGGATGTGCGGCGCGCCGATGCCCGCAGCCGGCAGATCGGCCGCCGCGACGGCGTAAGATGCCGCTTCCAGGTCTGCCGCCAGAGCGTCGAACCACGCCCAGCCAGCCGGGCCCTCAACTGCCGCGCGAGACTTTCTGCCAACCGGTCCGAGCACTGCCGCGCTCGCGACCTGCTCGCCGAAGACGAACTCCGGGCGGCAGGCTGCGACGAGCCGCAGGAAGGCCGGGGCGAGGTGGCGGTCATCGTCCTGTCCCTTGCGCTGCCCGGCCTGGCTGAAGGGCTGGCAGGGCGGCGAGCCGGTCCAAACCGGCAGGCTCTCGGCCACGCCCGCGAGGCGCAGTGCGTAGGGCCAGCCGCCGATTCCGGCGAAGAAATGGCATTGCGCGAAGCCGCGCAGGTCGGCGGGCTCGACGTCGAGGATGGAACGCTCGTCCACATCGCCATCTGGCAGCAGCCCGGCCGCGATCAACTCCCGCAGCCATGCACAGGCCGCGGGGTCGGCATCGTTGTAGTAGACGGCCATCAGGCGGCATCGGCCTTGTCGCCCAGCCGCTCGGCCTTCACCTCGGCGAAGGTCCGACCATCGCCATCGAGGATCGCGTCGCACCCGGTCTCGGTCTGCCAGCGTTCGACCGCGACGTCGATGTAGGCCGGGCTGATCTCCATCGCGAAGACCCGGCGGCCGTTGGCCTCGCCCGCCATGATCTGCGAGCCCGAGCCCGAGAACGGCTCATAGCAGAGGCCGCCTCGGGCGACGTGCTGGCGCATCGGGATCCCGAAGGCGTCGAGCGGTTTCGGCGTCGGATGGTCGGGGCGCTCGTCCTTGGCGAAGGACGGCATCTCCCACGTCGAGGGCAACGTCTGCTCGGCGACCTTCGGCGGGCGGTTCGGACGGCGCCAGCCCATGAAGCAGGGCTCGTGCTTCCAGAGGTAGTGCGACCGGGTCAGGACACCCCGGTCCTTCACCCAGATGATCTGCTGATGGACGAAGGCGCCCGCCTTTTCCCAGCAGGCCTCGAGCATCGCCTGGCGGCGCGAGGCGTGCCAGCAGTACCAGGCGGCGTCCTCGGTGATTGCCTCGGCGACGGCGGCGGCGATGAAACCGTCGTAGAGGTCCGCGCCCTGGCTGCTGTCGTCCCAGGTCACGCCGTAGGACTGCGACCAGTCCTTGTTGCGGGTCGGGTGGTTCGAGCCGTCATAGTCAACGAGATACGGAGGGTCGGTCGCAAACAGGATCGCGCGCTCGCCGTTCATTAGGCGGCGCACGTCGTCGTGGCTGGTCGAGTCGCCGCAGAGCAGCCGGTGGTCGCCGAGAATCCACAGGTCGCCCGTGCGCGATGCCGGGTTGCGCGGCGGCTCGGGGATGGTCACCGGAGGCACGGAGCTCCCGGCGCCACCTTCTTCACCGTCGTCTTCCGCGACGTAGGCCAGTAGCTTGTCGAGCTCGCCGTCCGAGAAGCCGACGAGCGACAGGTCGAAATCCTCGGCCAGCAACTCGTTCAGCTCGGCCGAAAGCAGTGCCTCGTTCCAAGTTCCGAGTTCCGTCAGTTTATTGTCAGCAAGACGATAGGCCCGGCGCTGCGCCTCGGTCAGATGGCCCAGCACGATGACCGGCGCCTCGGTCAGCCCCAGCTGCGTGGCGGCCAGCACACGCCCGTGTCCTGCGATCAGCTCGCCGTCCTCGCCGACGAGGCAGGGCACCGTCCAGCCGAATTCAGCCATACTGGCGGCGAGCTTCGCAACCTGCTCGGGGCCGTGCACCTTCGCATTCTTCGCGTAGGGTTGGAGGCGCGTAAGCGGCCAGTGCTCGATCCGCTCAGGCGCGAAGGAGAGGGTCATCAGTCACTCCTGAAAACGAGTTACGATCAGCGCCGGTGAGCACGGACGCAGCTTTGGGTCGGGATGGGGTTCCGTTGGGCCTCAAGAACCGCGATACTCTGCGCATCACAGCCACCAGTATGGAGTGCAGCCAATGTGGCCGGATCAGCGCGTCATGCAGATGCTCGGGATCGACCTGCCAATCATTCAGGCCCCGATGGCAGGCGCCGGACTATCGGATCTGGCCGTTGCGGTGGCCGAAGCAGGCGGGCTCGGATCGCTTCCCTGCGCACTGCTCACGCCGGACCAGCTGCGCAACCAGCTTGGCATCTTTCGCCAGAAGACCACACGCCCCATCAACATCAATTTCTTCTGTCACGAGGCCCCCGCACCCGACGGCGAACGGGAGGCCGCCTGGCAGCGCAGACTCGCGCCCTATTACCGCGAACTCGGCCTGGATCCCGAGGCGCCCGCCACGGCGTCGAACCGGGCACCGTTCGACGACGCTTTCTGCGACATGGTCGAGGAGTTGCGACCCGAGGTTGTCAGCTTCCACTTCGGGCTGCCCGAGGGGGCGCTTCTTGATCGGGTTGCCGCGACGGGCGCACGAATCCTGTCATCCGCCACCACGGTGGACGAGGCGCGCTGGCTCGAGGATCGGGGCTGCCATGCGATCATCGCCCAAGGGTACGAGGCGGGCGGGCACCGCGGCATGTTCCGCACCGACACCGTCGCCACGCAGATCGGAACGCTCTCTCTCGTGCCACAGGTCGTCGATGCCGTGCGCGTGCCGGTGATCGCGGCCGGCGGTATCGCCGATGGGCGCGGGATCGCCGCGGCCTTCATGCTGGGCGCCTCTGCGGTGCAGATCGGGACGGCCTATCTGTTCACGCCGGAGGCCACCATCGCGGAGCCACATCGTCGCGCCCTTGCCGCCGGCTCTGATCGGGAGACGGCTCTGACGAACGTCTTCACCGGCCGGCCGGCCCGCGGCATCGTCAATCGCATCATGCGAGAGGTGGGCCCCATCGCGCCGGAGGCGCCGCAGTTCCCGCTGGCGGGAGGTGCGCTCGCACCGCTGCGATCAGCCTCCGAGCCCGAAGGATCGGAGGATTTCATGTCGCTCTGGTCGGGCCAGTCCGCGGGGCTGTCCCGCGCGATGCCGGCAGGAGATCTCACCCGCAACCTTGCTGACCAGGCACTCGAGCTTCTGGTGCGGGGGCCGAACCGCTAACAGTCGAGGGACCGCCGGCCGGCGCTCGGACGTATTCGCAGTTGGACTCCGACGCGGCTGGATCCGCTGGCTTCTCGGTGGACTCCGGCATCCGCGGGGCATCCACCCCGTGCTGACGGTCAAGAATTTGATTTATTGCTTTTTTTCCTGACCCTTCAGGTGGCTTCCGGACTCCGGTGGCTTCCCAAAAATTCGGCCCTGTCGCTGGCGATATTTCGCGCCAAGCCCGCCAGCATAGGATTTCTGTCAGGAAGGAACCAAGATATCAAAGGCTTAGGCGTTTTCGCTTCGACCATCCGCCGACCGCTCGCCCGGATGCGAACTGTCGCCGCGTCTCGCGCCCGCTGGACCCCGGATCGGATTCCAGAGGGACTCCAGAATTCGGCGTGGCATCCACCGCGCGCTCCTCTCCCGAGCATATGGATTTCATAGCCTGCTGGATCGAATCCGTCTCGCCTTGCGGTGTCTCGCAGGAAATTGTCTCATCGGCACGCCGGGTCTTGACACTGCGGCTACTGCATATTGACGAACAGGCAGCATCAGCCGCATCATCTCGTTGGCATCGCAACTTCAAGCGGATATGTTTCCGCAATGTTCCAGCGCGCACGATCGGCATCCGGTCTTAAGAAGCAGCGCGCCACGGGGCTCCATTCGAGGGCAAGGGAATCGGCATGAAACAACGCACTATCAAGGCGTTACCCGTAAAATCTGACCAGAAGGGAATCGGACAAGGTGTCCTCGATCTCGGCATCGAGAAAGACGCCGAGATCAATGGGATTGGCATGGGCGTGCTGTCCGACGGCACGCCCTACCTGAACCAACGTGGGCTGGCTGCGCTTTGCGGCGTCCAGAACGCGCACATCGGGACGATCAGTTCGCAATGGAACGAGGCCGAACCGAAGCCAAGGATTCAGGCGATCAAGGGTATCCTGTCCAAGATCGGCCTTGGGGCTGCGGCGGCACACATCGAAGTGCCTCACAATGGTGTGGTGCACTACTGCTATCCGGCCGAGATCTGCCTCGCCATTCTCGAGTATTATGCCTTTGACGCCGGCACGAACTGCCAGCCTGAGGCTCGCGACAACTTCCGCATCCTTGCGGGCACAAAGCTGCGGGAGATGATCTACTCGCAGGTTGGGTATGATCCGACCGGCCGAAGCCGTTTAGACAAATGGCACGAGCGAATCGCCATGAACTATCAATCTGCACCGCGAGGGTTTTTCAGCGTCTTCAACGAGGCCGAGACGCTGATCTATGAAATGATCGTCGCTGGTGCTCCCGTCGACGAGAAAAATGTAATCGACATCTCGATTGGTCGACACTGGTCCAAATATTGGGACGACAACGGTTTCAACGACAAGTATGGGGACCGAAGCAAGTTTCCTCATCGGTACCCCGACAGTCATCCCCAGTCGAAATCGAATCCCCAGGGGCGATGAAAAATTGATTGTCTGGCATGGGCTTCACGGTCCTGTGCCAATTTTGATCCATATCCGGCCCTGCGGGTCGGGGAAGGCAACACCCGCTGCCCGGCGGGAAGCACCCTGTTGAACAAGGAAGTCAATGCCATGCCGATCAGTCTTGCCGCCGCTGCACAGACCTACCGCGAAGCCGCGCGCGATGCGGTGCGCCGCCATTCGACCTTCCACCTGGTACAGGCGGCGCTGCTGGTCGTCGCGGGGATCGTCGCCATCGTCTTCCCGGCCTTTTCTTCGGCTGCTGCCGTCGTGGTGTTCGGCTGGCTGCTGATCGCCAGCGGCATCATTCAGGCCATCGGCCTGATCAGCGCACGCCATGCGCCGAACTTCTGGCTGCAGATCATCTCGGCCATACTTGGTGTGTTGCTGGGCATTCTGCTCTTGCGCAACATCGCGCAGGGGATGCTGCTGCTGTCGCTTCTGCTGATCATCTTCTTCATGATCGAGGGGATGTCGAAGGTTGTCTTCGCATTGACGATCCGTCCCTTGCCCAACTGGCTTTGGGTTTTTGCCAGCGGGGTGCTCTCGGTCGTGCTGTCGCTTGTGCTTTTTGCCGCGATGCCGGTCACTGCGCTGTGGCTGATCGGGCTGATGCTGGGGCTCGACCTCATCGCCATTGGCGCGGCCCTTGGTGCGATGGCGTGGAGGCTTCGCGGGCAAGCGGTGCCCGCCGCCTGATCCCCTAGGGCGCCCGGCTTCGGGCGCCATTTTCTTGCAATGAATTGACTGAAAGGCGCCGAAATGGCCAGCAACCCGAAATCGCAGACGCGAAAAACCCTTCCCATCGACCTCGCCTTGCAGGGGGGCGGTTCGCATGGGGCGTTTACATGGGGCGTTCTGGACCGCATCCTCGAGGAAGACTGGTTCGAGATCGATGGCATTTCCGGCACCTCGGCCGGCGCCATGAACGCGGCAATCCTGGCGGCCGGCATGGCCACCGGCGGGCGGCAGACCGCGCGTGAGATGCTGACCGCCTTCTGGCGCCGGACGGCCGATGCCGCGCGCTTCAGCCCGTTCAAGCGCGGGCCGCTGGAGGTCCTGACGGGCAAATGGACGCTGGACAACTCGCCCGCCTTCATCGCCATGGATCTGATGGCGCGGCTGATCTCGCCCTATTCGCTGGGTGGGGCGGCAGGGAACCCGCTGCGCGACATCCTGACAGACCTGATCGATTTCGACGCGCTGGCGACCGGGCCGGTCAAGCTGTTCATCACGGCAACCAATGTGCACACCGGGCAAGGCAGGGTGTTCCGCAAGCATGAGGTGACGGCCGATGTGCTGCTCGCCTCGGCCTGCCTGCCATCGATGTTCCAGGCCATCGAGATCGACGGCGTGCCCTATTGGGACGGCGGCTATGCGGGCAACCCGACGATGACGCCGCTCGTGCGTGAATGTGAAAGCCTCGATACCGTTCTGGTGCAGATCAACCCGGTCGAGCGGCGCGAGACGCCGCGCACCGCGCGCGAGATCGCAAGCCGCCTGAACGAGATCTCTTTCAACGCCCAGCTACTGAAAGAGTTGCGGATGATGGCGCTGCTGCGCCGTGTCATCGACCCCGGCAATGGCGAGGCGCGGTACTGGAAAGAGATGCGCCTGCATCGCATCACCTCGGACATCATGGTGGACCTTGGACATTCCTCGAAGCTGAATGCCGAATGGGACTTCCTGAAGATGCTCTTCGACGAAGGGCGCCGCGCCGCCGAGGATTTCGGCCGCACCCATATTCAGGACATCGGGGTGCGTTCGACCTTCGATATCGACGCGCTGGCGGACGAGCTCTGACATGCTGGGTCTGCTGGGTATTCTGTTGGGCCTTGCCCTGATCATGGTGCTTGCGTTCCGCAGTTGGACAATCCTGCTGCTGGCGCCTTTGGCTGCTGCGGTGGCGGCGCTTTTTTCCGGTCAGCCGATGCTGGCGCACTGGACGCAGACCTTCATGCCTGCGGCGGCGGGGTTTGTGGCGCAGTTCTTTCCGCTTTTCCTGCTGGGCGCATTGTTCGGCAAGCTGATGGACGACAGCGGATCGGTTTCAGCGATCGCCGATTACATGACGCGCCGGCTCGGCCCCTCGCGGGCGATCCTTGCCGTGGTGGCTGCGGGCGCGATGGTCACCTATGGCGGTGTCAGCCTGTTTGTGGCGTTCTTCGTTCTGGCGCCAATGGGGCAGGCGCTGTTCAAGGCGGGAAGCGTGCCGCGCAGGCTGCTTCCGGCGGCACTCGCGCTTGGAACCTCGACCTTCACCATGTCGGCCATGCCGGGAACGCCTGCGATCCAGAACGCGATTCCGATGCCGTTCTTTGGTACCACCCCCTTTGCCGCACCTGGGCTTGGCATCATAGCCAGCATCATCATGGCGGCCATCGGCCTGGGCTGGCTTTCCTTCCGCGAACGTCAGGCCAAGGCGCGGGGCGAGGGTTATGGCGCGGCCGAAAAAGGCTCCGCCGTCTCGCGCGAGCTGGCCAGCACCGCACGCGAGTTTGACCCTGCCGAGATCAGCCGCGCCGGATCCTGGGGCGGGCGGCCACCGATCGGCCTGGCCATTCTGCCGCTGGTTCTGGTTGTCGTGGTCAACCTGATCCTGACGCAGTTCGTGCTGCCCAGCATGGATTTCGATTTCCTCTCGCAGCCCGCATGGGGCGAAACCACCCTGTCGGCTGTCGGCGGGGTCTGGTCGGTGGCGCTTGCGCTTCTGGTCGCCTGCATCGTGCTGGTTGCCATGAACCGGCGCCGCTTTCGCAATCTGCGCGAAAGCATCGACTCGGGCGCGACGGCCGCAGTACTTCCGATCATGAGCGTGGCAAGCCTTGTGGGGTTCGGCGCGGTCGTGGCGGCTCTGCCTGCGTTCGAGATGGTGCGGGACTGGGTTCTGGGCATCGGAGGCGGGCCGCTCGTGTCACTGGCGGTAGCGACGAACATCCTTGCCGCGTTGACCGGATCGGCTTCGGGCGGGATGACCATTGCGCTGCAGGCCCTTGGCCCCACCTTCATGCAGATCGCGTCAGACACAGGGCTGGACCCTGCGCTGATGCACCGGGTGGCCGTGATCGCCTCGGGTACGCTGGACAGCTTGCCGCATAATGGCGCGGTGGTCACGATGCTTGCGGTCTGTGGCTGCACGCATCGCGAAAGCTATCTGGACATCGTCATGGCCGCCATTGTCAGCGCGCTTGTTGCCCTTGTGGCCGTGATCGTGCTTGGCACAGCCTTCGGTTCCTTCTAACCCGATAGGGACAGAGCTTCGGGATCGTCATGACACAGCCCACGCCGACCGCCGCACCACCGGCCCTTTTGAACATCACGCTGGGCGTCATGCTGGCGCTGATGCTGGGGTGGTTCTTCCACATCGCCTCGGGCGTTCTGGTGCCAATGGTGCTGGGGCTGATGATCTCTTATGTGGTCATGGCAGGAGGCATGGTGTTATCCGCTTGACGCCTTGGGATCGTACCGGGAATGGCTGCAGGATCACTATATCGGCGGCGGAAAGTTCCGCACCTACATCACTGAGAAGGCGAAAAAGGGCTCGATTCCGCCATCGGTTGCCCAACTCACTATTGCCGCGATCGAGACCCCGCAAATTCCGGGTTATTGAGCAACTCGCCCCACCACGAACTCCATCGACCGCTTCCCCGGCACCCGTCTGCCGTTCAGCCGCCAGGTGATAACGGCGACGCCATACTGCCAGCGCCGGTTGGCCGTGGCGCGGCTGATGCCGAGTTCCCAGCAGATCGGCTTCCACGGCTTGCGGTTGGACCGGAGCCAGAGCAAACGCGCGTCGCCGGGATCCAGCCAGCGCAGCCAGAGCAGCGCCTCGTCGGCCTCGGTGATCTGGCGCGGGCCCGGACGCGGGCGACGCATCCGGGGTTCCTGGCCAACCTGATCGGCGAAGCTGTGGAAATACTCGGGCCATGCGTTGAAGTAGGCCTGCGGCTTCACCTCGGGCAGCGACCGGAAGACGTCGGCGGCGCTGTCGAGTCGCTCCTCGACCATGGCAGGCGTCCAGTCAGCCATTGGCGGCTTCCCCACAGTCGGGCCGCTGGCCATAGAGCCTGTCGCCGAGTTGGCGGACCAGTTCGCGCTCGGGCCAGGTCAGGCGGTGGTCGTCGACGGAAACAGCGAGCACACCCTCGTCATGCCAGCCATCGCGCTTCACCTGATCGAGATCCCTGCGCTGGCCGCCATAGCCTTTCGGGTGCCACCTCATGCCAGGCCCCCGTTCGTCTCGATCGCCCAGAGGAGGATGGCGATGGCGTCGGCCTCGTTATCGTCGGCGGGACTGAACCCGCGGGCCCGAGCTGCGGCGATCATCGCCTCCTTCGGCGCGTTGCCCTTCCCGGTGGCATGGCGCTTGATCGTGCCGACCGGAACGCCCTGATAGGGAATGCCGCGCAGTTCGGCCCATGCGGTCAGCGTGGCCATCAGCCCGCCATAGACATGGGCAGCGTCCGTACCGACATGGCGACGTACCTCCTCGAACCAGATCGCCGCAATTGGTCCGGACAGCCGGTCGATCTCGGTCAGCCAGTTCGTGAAGCGCAGGTAGCGCATGCCACCGCCGTCGAAGCGGCCGGGACGCAGCGAGACGGTGCCGCTGGTGATCAGGGCGTCATGACCGCGGATCGCCCATCCGGTCGATGTGCCAAGGTCGAGGGCGAGGATACAGGGTACAGCAAGGCGCCCCTGTTCAGGGCGCTGGTCCGGCACTTCGGTGTTCAGGGTCATGTTGAAGGCTCACTGGATCGTGGGCCTTCGGCTTTGGTCATGAGCAGGGAATCACGTTGCAGGCACTCGATCAAGGAAAATGCGCCCGGCCGCATCCATGTCCCACCTGGCCTCGGGCTGTCCCACTTCAGTTCTCAAGTGGGACGTCAAATTTTCCTTTCAGAACAATGCTTGTCCCACCTGTCCCACTTGTCCCACCTTTTTCTCTACGCCGTATAAGAAGGAATGCAGTCAGCAGGGACACATGCATTCCGTATAGGAATGGGAGAAGTTGGCGGCCCAAGTGGGACAGGTGGGACAGCATTGATCTTGAACGGTTTTTTCTGTCCCACCTTGCGTCTGAAGTGGGACATGCCCCGAAGTGGGACAAGGCCAAAACGCAAAAGGGCACCCGAACGGGTGCCCTCTCGATGCCGGACATAGCGTTGCTACCTTCAGCTGCCGCTCTGCTGCCTGCGGTAGCGCCATTCGCGGGTCGCGCCCGCGCCGCTGCGGTACCGCTCCCAGTCCCGCGACTTCAGCCAGGCCCCCACACGCATCTGATCGCCTTTCGTCCATTTCGCGGGCTCGATGCCGAGCGCACCTTCAAGTATCTCGCCCACCGACACATCACGGATCGGCTCGGGACGTTCGACCTCTTCATCCTGCCAGTCCTCATAGCCCGCGTGACCGCGATTGACGCTGCGGGTGTCGTGGGTCAGCCAGCGGTCGATACGGGCGTCCCAGGCATCGGCCTGATAGCGCGCCTCCTGCGCGGTGGCGGCCTCGGCCAGCAACGCTGGGTCGTCGATCCACCAGATCGCGCCGGCGCGGAATCGATGGACGGCTTCGGCCCAGAACTGGTCTCGGTCGCGGGCCAGCGCCGCGATGTCGATGGTGCCGCAGCGGAGCGGCCAGAAGCGGCGGTTGCCGGTCTCGTCGCGCAGATAGGTATCTGGGTTAACGGTGCCCGCGAAGACGCATTGGCGCGGCACCTCGACGGTGTAGCGGCCGTATGGCGGGCGGAAGCGGTCGGTGGTGCGGGTCAGGAATGCCTTGATGCGCGAGACCTCGGCGCGGCCGATGGCGTCGAGTTCGGCGATTTCCACGATCCAGACGCCCTGCATGTGGATGGCGGCATCCTTGGACCCCAACTCCGGCAGTTCGTCAGTGAACCAGGCTTCGCCCGCCAGCACCTTGATGGCTGTCGATTTGCGCGCGCCCTGCGGGCCTTCAAGGATCAGCATGTGATCGGCCTTCACGCCGGGGCGAAAGATGCGCGCCACGGCCGAGATGAGCCAGAGCGCGCCGACGGTATGGTGGAACGCGGTCGGCGCGGCGCCGAGATAGGTGCTGGTCCAGGTCTCGATCCGGGGGATGCCGTCCCAGCGGAGGTGTTCCAGCCAGTCGCGGACGGGATGGATGCGGTGTTCGCGGGCGACGGCGCCGACGGCACGGCCGACCACGAGCGGCGCGACATTGACCCCGCGCAGCTGCAGCCATTCCGCGGTCCGGACATCGTCCGCATCCTCCCAAGGGCGGGGAAACGGGCCGGTCGCGGCATCCCATGGCAGCGGTTGGCGCACGACGATCTCCTGGGAGAATTCGTCGAAGGCCAGCACGCCCGCAAAGGCGATGTCGGACGTCAGAGCGATGATGACATTGGCCTCGTTGCGCTCGGGCGCTCCCGCCAGATCCTGCCGCAGGCGGTTGTACCAGGCAGGTTTGGCGATGCGCGCATGAGGATCGCCTGAGACGTTCACGCGCTTCACCAGTTCGGTCAACTGCTTGTCGAGGATCGACATGGCGATGCCGGTCGTGGTCTTGACGCGGGCAAGGATCTGGCGCGCGGGCAACGGGTCCAGCCGCGCAAGGGCAAGGCGGCCCAGAAGCTCGCCAAGGGCAGAGATATCGGGCGGGTTGGTCAGCGCATCGGCGGCCGCCACCAGGTCAGCGATGATGTCGCCAGCAGGTGGAAAGCGCTCAGTCTCGGCAGGCAGGTCTTCGCTCGGAAACCCCTGACGCGGGCCATAGTCCTTGGCGTGCGCCCCGCGCAGCAGGTCGTCGTTGAAGTCGTCGCCATGCAGCGGGACCACGATCTCGTTCGGAATGTCGGCCCGGTTCAGCCGGTCCGAGAGCGTGGCGGCCGCCTGACGACCGGCATCGCCAGCATCGGCGTAGATCGTGACCCGCGTCGTGCCCTCGGGCCAGCGAAAGCGGGAGAGGCCATCCGCGGACAGCGCCGCCCAGACGGCGGTGCCAAACTGGGCATGTGCCGCCAGGGCAGTCTCGATCCCTTCGGCAATGCCAAGATGGCCATCCGCAGGCATGGCGAACAGGCGCACGGCCGCATCGGCCAACGAACCCAGCATCTTCTTGCCAGCCGGGCCTTTGGCACTGCCATCGTCGAGCAGGAAGGTCCGGTGGATGCCGGGGGCGCGTGTGCCGTCCACCAGGCGAGGCAGCGCGATCAGCCCCGGCCACCCGCGCCGTGTATCGAAATCCGGCAGGTCGGGATGAAAGAGTAGATCCGGGCAACCCGGATCGCCGAGGCCCCGCGCTTGCAGGTAGGCTTCGCCGACAGTTCCGGCGAGCGGCTGGGCGCCATCGACCAGACGCGCAACCTCAGTCGAATGGTCGGGCTTAGGGCGTGGCGCCGATCTGGGTGCGGGGCGATCCATTCCTGCAATCCGCGCCGCTTCGTCGAAAAGGGCACCGTCGCTCAGCCCGGTCGCCTGCGCGATCAGATCGATGGGCCCGGCGCTTTCGCCGGTCGCATAGTCGAAGCCCCAACCGGCATAGGGCCCGTCGAGGTGGATGGTGCACGACCCTTCCTTGCGCGGCGGGCGGCCGGACAGGTCGGCACAGCGCAAGGAGCGACGGTCGCGCGCAAGCCGCGCCTCCGGGAAGATGCCGGGGAGCCAGTCGCCTGCGGTCGCGGCAAGCCGATCCTTTACGGCAGCCAGATCGTGGCGTGCCTTCGGCGTGGCGACATCGTTGAGATCGATCATCGCGCCCCCTCACGCCAGGAGGACCAGCCCGCGCTCGGCGCGGGTGATGGCGGTGTAAAGCCAGCGGCGGCGGTCGATCTCGCTGCGGCCCAGCCCGTCGTCCCAGACGATCACGTTCTCCCACTGCGATCCTTGCGCCTTGTGGGCGGTGATCGCCCAGCCGAAGGTCGCCTCGGTGAGCTTGCGCTTTTCTCGCCAGTCGCGGTCATGGCGCTTGGCGTCATAGGCGACGTGATCCTCGAAATGCCCCTTGTAGATGCGCAACCGGCCCGGGCGGCCGTCGTTGTCGAATGGCGTCACACGTCGCCCGTCCTCGTCATGCACCACGGCCGAGAAGTAGAGGCTGCCCTCGTCGACGATATCCTCGAGGGTCAGGAACATGCCATTGATCAGACCGAGCGAGTTGTCGTTCTTCAAACAGATGATCTTTTCCGCCCCGCCGGTGGGCAGATATGTCCCGCCGAGCCCGGCCGCCGCCCGCATCGCGTTGTTCAGCTGGAAGCGCGTCGCGTTCAGGCCGCAGATCAGTTGCCCACCGCGCAGCGCCTGATCCGGCGTGATGTCGCCCTTGCGCAGCTTGGCGACATGGGCGTCGTAAATCCCGAAGCCGATGGGTTCCCCCATCCGCGCCATCGTGGCGAGGCGGATGATCGCGCTCTCGGCCGCCTGGCGGTGGATCTCGGTCAGCATCACGTCGGGCGCGTCCCGGGTGAAGGCCCCTTCGCCCTTGATCGGCGGCAACTGGCCGGGATCGCCCAGCACGAGGATTGGCTTGCCGAAACTCATCAGGTCGCGGGCCATGTCCTCGCCCACCATCGACACCTCGTCCAGCACGATGAGCCGCGCATCCGCGGCATCGCTTTGCGGGTTCAGGGCGAAGCGAGGGTGCTTCATCGCGGACAGCGCCTGGCGCATCGCCTCGATCCCCGCCTCGGCCGCGGTCCTGTCGAAACCGGTCAGCTTGCGCGCGGCGGTCTCGGCCTCCAGGACCTTGGCGGCAGCGGCGGCGATTTCCTCCTCGGTCGCCTCGATCACTGAATAAATCAGGCTGTGGATGGTGCGGGCGGGCGTGCCCTTGCGGCTCAGGACCAGTGCGGCCTTGCCCGTGAAGGTCGCGGTGACGACGCCCGGCACGCAACTGCCATCCCTGGCGCTGCGGTGGGGTGCCAGTCCCAGGTCGTCGAGAGCGAACTTCAGGACCGTGCTCTTGCCCGATCCGGCATAGCCGAAGAGCCGGAAGACCTGCTGCTCATCGGTGCGGTTTTCGAACCAGTCGCGAACTTCGGCGATGGCGGCGGCCTGCGCGGCCGAGGGAATGAAGTCAGACACCGCCGCCCCTCCAGCACCGCTCTGCCCATGCGCAGGGCGCGTGCCACTTCCCACCGGCCATGCCGCCCCGGCAGACGACCGCCGAAGGCTCGGTGGCCATCCGGGGCAACCATTCGCCCGCTTCGGACGCTTGCACGACCGTGACGGCACGATCCGACACCTCCTGCGCGAGGCGGGCATCGAACGGGACCAGTTCCACATGCAATTCCATCGTGTCGCGGTTCAGCGCCGTGAAGAGCGCCGGGTTGGGCAGGTCCATGTAAGCCTGATAAAGGGCGATCTGGGCGGCATAGACAGGCCGCGCGATGCAGACGCCGCGCTTGACCACATCCTTCCAGCTGGAGGCCCCGAGCGCCTTGTTCTCCCAAAGCGCGGGATAGTCCATCGCGACGGGGCCCGAGACGAAGCAGCCGTCGATATGGCCCTTGAACCGGCCCGCCATGGCCTCGAAGCCGAACTGGCGACCATCGGGGCGTTCGGTGCGCAGGTCGAACCCGGCGATCCGGAACCAGCCCGCGACGATGTCCTCGGCCCGGTGGCCAGCCTCGAAGATCCGCAGGATGCGCGGTTCGAACTCCTGGCCCTCGTCCTTGGGGACCGCGAGAAAGTCGTACTGGATCTGGCGGAGGCAATCGCGGCCGAGACCCGAGGAGCTGACATAGGTGCGGGGGCGCTCGGCGCGATTTCGCGCCGTCAGGGCGGCATCGATGGCGGACGAGACTGCGGCGGCGATCGGCGGACGCGGCGCAGCCTGGCCATAGTTGCAGCCGGAGCCGTGGTTCAGGTCGATCATTGGTCGCGCTCCCAGAAGCCGCCCGCCTGCGCGATGCAGGTCAGCTTGTGATGCTGGGCTTCCGTCAGCCGGGCACGCGCGCCGAATTTCTCCAGCTTCTGGCGAAGGCTCTCGCAGAACTCGACCTCGAAGTCGGTGATGGCATTCGCCGTCGCGGCGGCGAGAAGGTCGGTCCAAGGGGCGGTCTCTTCGTTCAGATCGATCATGGCGGCCCCCTCAGAACGGAATCGGGTCGTCATGGGCCGTGCCGGTCCGCTCCTTGCGCGCTCCTTGCGCCAGCATGCTGTCGACGTAGCCGGTGACGGCCGCCTCGATCAGCCGGTCGATGTCGGCGGCGGTGCAGTTGAAGAAGGGCGCCATCAGGCCGAGGTCGGTCAGCGCTTCGGCGAACAGCACCCGGGCATCGCGGATGGCCTGTGCCTCGCGGGCAGTCTTGTCGATCATGCCATTGTTCCTTTGAGCGATTGCGCTGCCCAAGTCCTGACAGCGGAGCGAGCAGAAGCGGTGATAGGGAAAACGGTCGTGCTGGAGCCGGTGGACGTAGCCGAAGCCCCGGGCCTCCCGGGCGCAGACGGCGCAAAGCGCTACCCGAGCAAGAGCGTCGCGATCGGGTCGTCCTGCGGCCAGTCCTGCCGGTGAAGCCGTTCCGACTGCATCACGATCCAGCGCGAGATGGCGTTCACCGCCATGGCCTCGAGGTCGCCGAGGGTGAGGCTTGCGATGGGTTGGTGCAGTCTTCCTCGGGCCTCGAGCCATGTTCCGATCTCCAGCGCAGCGGCGCGCGTCACATGCGCCTGCCATTCGTCCGGGGTCATGGGCCGGTCGCCCGGCCCAGCCCCATCGGGCTCGGCGGTGGGTGACCCTGCGGAGCCACCCGACCGTCGTTTCCGCCGCGCCTCAGCCATTGAGCCAGGCGGGCATGGCGGGGGCGCCCGGCGCGGCGGTTGCAGGGGCCTGCGGCGTGGACGGAGCGGCCGGGGTATTCTGCGTCCCCCAGGCGGGCGCCGGTGCCGCGGCGGGCTGCGGTGCCGCGCCCCAGTTCGGTGCCGCAGGCGACGGTTGCGTCGCCCCCGATGCCGGTGCCGGGGCCTGCCAGCCCGATGCCGCGACGCTCGCGGCCTTGCGCGGCGGGGCATTGACCGGCTCAGGCGGGATGGTTTCGCCGCGCATGATGGCGGCATGGTGCGGCTCGTCGGGCAGAACGACGTTGGCGATGCGGTTCTGGTCGCGGTACTGCGGGTTGGAGGCGGGCTCCACCATGATGCGGGCGGCGAAGACGATGCCCTCGAGATGCCGCAGGCCGGGCAGAACCCGCTTGGCCTTGGCGGCGGGGCTTTCGTCCCTGGGATCAAGGCCAAGGGCGCTGTCGACGATGGCGCGAAAGGTGGATTTCGAGATCTTCCAGCCGATGGACTGGCCCTTCTCGTCCAGTTTGCCGCCAGCTACAGTGAAGCTCTGCCAGAACTTGCGGCGGGCATGCGGGCCCTCGACCACGGTGAATTCGCAATCGAGCATCCGCGCATCGCTCGATTGCGAGGCCTTCAGCAGCCCCGCATCCATCGCGGTGGCACCGTTCACGCCGCCGGGGCGGATGGTCAGGCGGACTTTTGCGAAAGTGCCGTCGGGGATCAGCTCGCCGATGGGGGCCATCTGCGGCTGGGCGTCGTTCAGATCATAGCTCATGGTCATATCCTTTCAGGGATCAGGAGGCGAAAGTGGGTTGTTGGGATGCACGACCGTCGATCCGGGCGAGTAGCGCGCCGAGGTCGGGCGGTTCGGTCAGGTCGAGACGGCCGGAACGGTCCTTGGCAGGAAGGCCCCAGGGGTTGCCGGACTTGCAGACGAGGCGGCGGTCGGTGGCGGTCTCGTCCAGCACCCAGCCACCCTCGGCATCGCGGGCGAAGAGATGCATCGAGACGACCTGGTCCACGATGCCCGGCAACTCCCGGCCGGCCTTGCTGCCTTCCATCTGCGGTTGCCAGGTGACGGTGCCGAAGTCGTCGGTCACCTTCTCGAGCACGCCGACGAAGATCACAGTCTTGCCGCGCGCATGCTGGAGGTGCTTCAGCGCCTGGATGACCTCTCGCCCCAGAAGACCGTAGGCCCCGCGGACATCCGGCTTGCCGGTCCGGTCGGAGAAGGCCTCGGGCTGCTGGCGGGCATAGGCCATCGCCTGCCGCGTCAGATCGGTGATCGAGTCGACGAAGACGATGCGCCGCGCCGCAAGGAAGGCCTCGATGCCGCTGTCGCGGTGCTGGGCCTGCAGCCACGCGTGCCGTTCGGTCCCGTACCAGGACTGCGGATGTTGCGCCGGGTCCGGTCCGCCGATCAGCACCGCCAGATCGCGGAAGTCGGTGAAGCTGCGCACCGGGATCGACGCCCCGCGCCAGTCCTGCACCGATTTCATCCCCGCCTCGAGGTCGAGGCAGACGGTTTCTTCGGCAGGGAGGGACTTCAGAAGCGTGGTCTTGCCCACGCCCGGCGGGCCGAAGATGGCGAGCGAGGTCTTGTTCTCGGCGGCCGAGAGGCGTTCGTCGGCGGTGATGATGCGGAAGGCCATGGGGTTCTCCGAAGGATTGAAAGGGGCGCGGCGGCGGGGGTGACCGGGTGCCGAAGGGGAACCTGCCCGGCGTTGCCGCTCGGGCGTCCCGCCGCCGCGCGTCACCGGTCTCGGGTCTCGAGCCGGAACACGGGTTTGCCGGTGGTCTCGGACCGGGCGGCGGCGAAGCCCTCGCGCATGGCGTCAGGCCAGGCCCCGAAGCGGCGTTCGGGCACGCGGTAGGCAATCTCGAGATACTGGGTCGGATCGTCGCCCGCCTCGCGGATCCGGGTCGCCATCGCGGCCAGCTGGTCCTGATCCCATGTGACCTTCTTCGGCAGGTCGGCGATCACCACCACGCCCGCATCCTCGATCCGGACGGTGCCCGAGGCCTTTCCCTGCGCAGACCGCTCGGCCTCGGTCGCGGCGCCATAGCGCTGCGCCAGTGCCGCCTCGAAACGGTCTTTCAGGCGCTTGACCCGGGCTGTCTCGGCCGCTGCTGCTCCCTGCAGCGCAAAAAGCAGGTCGGGCGGCATGTCGGCGACCTCGCCGATGGACAGCCGATCGAGGTCGTCGAACTTAGGCATGTTACCGTCGCGCCCCTCGGTCGGCGTATCGGTGCTGGGGAACGGCATGGCCATCAGCGCCCCTCCCGCTTCAGGGCCGCGTCAACGGCGCGGTCCGTGCCGAGAGCCCCGGCCTCGCGGGCCAGGCGGTGGAGCCGTTCGAGCGCCGAGGAGCGGCGGATCGCGGCCGACACATCGGCATTCGCCGCCACGACGGCGAAGGCGACGTCGTCGATGGTCGCCAACTCGATCAGCAACGGCTCGGTCTCGTTCCCCTCGCGCCAGGGCGCAGGGATCGCATCCGGCAGGTCGTCCAGGCTGTGGAAGGCACGGCGCAACCGGGTCATCAGGTTCGGCAGCCGGGCGGGCTGAGGCTCCGTTGTCGCGGTCTCGGCCGGTTTTCCGGCGATGGCGAAGTAGAGGGACGGCGGGAGCCAATCCCCGATCCAGGCAAGCACGGCGCGCATCAGGCGGCCTCCTCTGTCGCGATGAGTTGGGAAAGCGGGAACGGCGCATGGCGCGGTTTGGTCCGCGCGATGGCCAGATAGGCAAAGCGGTCGGGGCCGACCCGGACCTGCACCAGATGCACCAGCGCAGCCTCGAAGGCGCGGTGAGCGGCACTGGCCAGCGCCCCGAGCCTGCGGCGATCCGGTTCCGGCAAGGTGGAAATCACCGCCGTGGTATCGATCCCGAGAAAGCCGCGATGATACTCAAGCCGGTCGCCCGGCATGGCCTGGCCGATCCAGGCGCAGAACTCGATGTCGGTGAGCGGCCGGGCCTTTGCGGGCGTGAATTCGGTGAGGGGCATGACGATCATCTCCATGTCGGTCCTCTACTCACGCCGCCTTGGAACCGTCCCACTCCGCCCCGATCCCGCGCATGGCGAGGTCGAGCCGAAGGCGGGCGATGTGGCGGTAGAGGGCGGAACGGGAGGTGCCGGTACGCTCGACGATCTCTGCGACAGCGCAGGTGCCAAGTGCCGCGCAAAGCCCGCGCGCCTCACCGGGCAGGCCGCCCAGCACTCGGGCGAGATCGTTCAGGGTGTCGGCGTCGTCCGTGGCAGAGCGGTCCTGCCCATGCCACGCGGCCAGACCATCGGCTTCTGCCAGCAGGCAGCCCAGCGGCTCGGTCGCGCCGGAAACGGGGGCGTCAAGCGAAAGCACCGTCCCGCCCTGCATGCGCCGCTGGCGATGATGACGGATGGCGATGCGCGAGGACTGGTTGCGCAGGACGATGTTGGCGAAGGCGCCGATGCTGCCACGGCGCGCGTCGAAGCCGGGCAGCCGGCAGATCAGGTCGACCAGCAGATCCTGACGGAGATCGTCGAGATCGGCCGAGGGCAGCATCAGTTTGTGATGCAGGCGGCGCGCGGCAATGGCCGCTTCGTCGATCAGTGTGGCAAGGTCGTCGGGGGAAATCGGCGGAAACATTCGGAAGCACCTCGGAACATGTTGCTGTTGTTCCGAATGTGCCGCTCAGCCCGCTGCTGCCGGTGTGATTGCCGTGTGTTTGTTATGTGCGGATTGTGTGTGACGGCCTCAGGGCTCGATGACCACTTCGGCGGGGGCAAGGCCGAGCCGATAGCCGCGCGCCCGAACCGTCGCGACCAGCGATTTCGCCTGCGCCTCGGGCATGCCTGAGGAGACAAGCGCGTTGCGCAGGTCGCGGGCGATTTCATTGGCGGGACGGCCCATCTGCGTCTCGATCTCCTGCTTTTTCAGGACTGGATCACGCTTCACGGATTGCTCGATCAGCAGACGAAACAGCGCGAACATCTGAGTCGGCAGGTCGAGCCGACGGCCGTCGAGAGTGAC